AATATTACTCCTTAATTTGGTAGTTTAATCTTTCCTTCTTGCTCTAATTTTTTCAAAGCTTTAATTATAACTTTTGCGTCTGGATGATTGGCAATCATATTTCCTTCCCACCCCCCTGCACCATAACTATATTTAGATACAAGTAGGTTAGCTATATCTTGATGACTATATGGGCCTGAAAAAGCCTTCTTTACTTCAGGGCTTTCCCCTATCATTGCATAGTCCAATAAAGCCTTTTTATCTATAGTAGTATCGCCAGGAATAGCAGTAGGCGTAAAGCTGGTAGTATCATACATTTTAGGAGGATTCTTTGGAGCTCTGTATGAGGTAGGTTTAACCACAACTGGATCTTGTGATCGAGCCACCACTGGATCTATAGTGGGAATATGCTTAGGATCAAAGGCTTTTATCTTTTTCCAGTCTTTATCAAGGCTCCCTGGTGAATAAGCTTGTCTTTTATGTAACTCTATCATCTTTGAAGGATGATGGCTTTTTTGAAATAAATCTTTCCTAACCGTAGCAGCTATTTCCCCATCAGAGTCAGCCTTCTTAACAATATCTATAAACAACTTATAATCTTCATCGTCTCCACCCCTTGACTTCATTTTCTTTAATTGCTCTACGAGTGCCTCTTTCTGATCCAGATCAAATTTCTCTAGATTTATTCCCTTATCGTGAAATAAGTACAATCCATCCTTTAGAAGTCTATCTTCCCTCGCTGCTGCCATATCTATATTGCCAAATTTATCTACAAATCGAGCTCCCTCACCTGTTCTATAATATTCTGGTAGATTAGATACTGGATCACGTTTAGGGAGGAAGGGCTTTAATCCTTTATCTCGATTATCTTTCATCACCCTGTATGGAGTAGTTTTATCACCATGAAAGTTGTCTCGTAAAAATTTTATATCATTCCTCCTAGCATCTAAAAGATTTAATGCTTCTTCTGTAGCAAGTTTATCAGCTTCTATTCTTTGCTGGGCTAAAACCTCAGCTGCTACATCCTTTTCTTTATCCGCAAACTTTTTAGGGGGCAATAAAGACAGGACAGATTTTTCATCTGTATAAATTGGCGTACCATCTGAAGGATTGAGCGCTGCAATCTTCCTTCCTGTCCTGGGATCGAAATTGCCTACTTTCAGCTGAGCTGCAATCTCGGGAATATCGTTACTTGCAATTTGATAAGGGTCTGTAGAGCCAGAAACCTTTTCTAACATCTTTTTACTAGCTTCCGTTGCTTCTGCACTCTTAGTAAGTCCTAGCATCTCCCCCCATCCGCCCGCATCTGATACTATATCGCTACCTGAACGAGTAGATTTATCCCAGAAACTCATTTCATTCCAATTTTGGTCGCTGGTCCCTAGTTCGGAAAGAGCTAATGACGTTAGATAAGTCTTAATAGGGGATGTTAAGTGCCTAGTATCTGCCTCTTTGTTAGCTTTATTAAAATACTTTTGAGCAGATTTTAATGCATTATAGTCGGTATATATATCATTCTGTCCTTCCACTTTCACGTTATCACGACTAGTAAAATTCCTTTCTTGCCTATCATCAAATTTATCATATAATGCACCTGCCCCTAGATTGCCCACTGCCGCCCCTGCGGAACCGCCAACCATAAACCCCACTAAACTACCTGCTCCTCTAGCCATCTTTTCCCAGAAATCACCTGTAGAGCGCTCTCTTTCTATAGCTTCTAATGAAGCATTTATCTTAGACTGTGCTAATTTTCTTAGCCTTCTATCCTCTATCTCTTCACCAAGAGCGGAGGTTTCATACCAATTGTCCCAATATCCCATTATTTCACACCTTTATCTCTATATACAAATGACACACTATGTATTTCAGTACCTGCAACGGCTGTTCCTGAAATTGTAACACTTACGAATGTAATATCTTCTGCAGTATTTGGGGTGACTATATGTGTAGTTCTTCCAAAACCAGTACTTGAACTACTTAATGTACTAGTCCCAAAACTCAAGCTAGTCTGGGTTCCATTTGGAGCTGTATAATTACCAGTTATAGTCAAAGACCCTGCATTCTTTGCAGATACAACAACACTATATAGCTGTTTATTTGAAGTAACTCCATCAAGATTTAAGTCTCCTATCTCAAAAGAAACATCCTGCCCTGCTGGGAGATTGTTCCAGTATTCCTGAATCATTCCAGAAGCATTATTCTTTACATCTTTCATCCATATTAATTGTAGATTCTTATCAACAGAAAAATTACTATAAGCAAAGGCAGTCTCAAATTGAGTGTTACTTATCCACCATGTTTTAGTCTCTATATCAATCATCCATAGGGTTTTGGCTTGAGAGGTTACTGTTTTATCTAGAATATATACCCTGCCATCTCTTGGGCTATACCCAACTACAAAATTATCTGTATTATTTAAGCTAAAGGTATTTACCTTGCCAAATATTAGATTGGTGATTGCAGAGCCATCATGCAAGAATACCCCAAACTCATTTGCCCAAATACACCCTATGCTTGTTACAACCGCATGATGCTTAGACTCAACCCCTCCAGTAGCGAATGTATTAGTAATTGAATCAGTCTCCTCTTCTACCTCTACTATTTCAAGTTTTCTCTTTTTAAACACATAGAGCTTGCCACTATAGGTTAATAACTTTACTATTTCATCGCCATCACCTGTAGTCATATCGATATAATTGTCTTTAGGAACCATATCATACCCACCATCAGAAATACTAACTAAAATCTTTTCTTTGTCAATCTCTCCATCTACTTCCACATTCCCATAAAAGGCTTGATTATTAATAATGACAGATGTTTTATATTTAATTTTCGGCCATTCATCAGGATTTATCCCATAAATTGAATTCCAATCCTCGAATTTAGGAGGATCTTTAAACTCTATCATTGTTTGATAGCCAGGATCACTTGAATATGAAAATCCTTCATGTATTGGAAATCTATTTTCATAATTAGCACTCCAATCAGAAACTGAATAATTGTGATTTTCATAACTACTGGATTTTGAACAATTCATTCCAAGCCAATTATGGCGTAGGATATTCCAAGGCCTGTATTGGGGATTTGCTTCATTATAGAATTTTAAACCATTTAGAAAATCACAATTAATGAGCAAATATCTTCCATAGTGATCATCTTGAGAGCTGGAGTAATAGAAATTAACTCCAGTAACCCTGGCTGGCATGTGATAGCTATTTAAACCTTTATTGCCTGGATATATTACTGGTCGAAATGATATTGATGTATCCCAGGCATTAGATAATGTATTAGAAATGGTACCCCCGCCCGAGTGCGATCTAAATTGTAGTGCAATCTCATCTTCTGCATGACCAGACAAATAAGCATAATCCATACTTCTCGCCCAATGAGGTGAACCTTGGCCGTTTTCAAGAGCGGCCCCTATAGGAGCAATTCTTGATATTCTTGTCATTGTAGATTCCTGACTGCCACCATCATACACAAAAGTAGTATAAAATCTATATACAATTTCTATTTCATCATCTTTAGGATCTGTAGTATCCCTTGCCTCATTCCATGTCCCTGTAATATTAATATCACTACCGACAGTAGTGATTCTGTTAACTCTATATTCCAATCTAATTAAATATCCAGGGTCATCGGTTTGTGCCTTGCTAATATGCTTTGCAAAATGTCCTTGCCCTGCCATTAAATCCATTCCAGGCCAGTTTCCTTTATCACTGTCTCCATCATAAAAATTGTCATCTGCCAGTGTTAAACTGCCTGGTAATGTTGCTCCTATATAAAAGTTTAATGCATCAAAATAATCGTTTTGATTGACCATTGTACAATAGTCTTCATCTGGAGCTTTTAGCCCAGCATCAAGATTATGCCATCCTCTAATCTGAATTGTATTATTGTGTGAACCGCTAATACCCGATGTCTCTGCGTATGACTGCCATGTATGGACATTTATTGTCCCAGATATATTACCTCCTCCAACTGGCTTTACAAATTTACCTTCCATGTATCTTACTATATCAGATTTAGAAGTATTTGGAAATAAATCCCTACTTATAAATCCAAAATACTTAGGAAGATAATCTTTATTATCGCTACCAAATTGAGATGAGCATACCCTGATAGCATTAGATGTAAATAAATAATCAGGATCATTATCATCAATACTTGGAATTTGAACTTGTAAAGAGGTAGTTGCCGTACCAGCCCCATCTTCAAAAACTGCCACCTGACCTGTAGAATTAGAACATAGAAAATATTGAGTCCCAACATATTCATTAATTTTCTTTATTTTAATTGCCTCTAAAATATATTCATTATCCATATAGGGGTACAAAGTTGATCCATCTTGAAAACGTTCTGTTGCATGCAGATTAAGGCTATATTTTCTCTCTCCTGCATGAGACACCCCCCAAGATGTTGCACTCTCACATCTTACAGTTACTGCATGCATCCAAGATGCTGCTGATGAATGGAAAAAATACTGCTCATCCCCATTATATAATACCGTATCTCCTTGCGAGCTAGGAAGGCTTACAACTGCTGTTGTCCCTACATAGGGATTGGGATGGTTATTTTCATACTCAATATAATTATTGGATGAATTTCCATTAGGAAAAATACCTGGGGTTCTATATGAATAGTATATTCTATACGATTGCCCCTCCTCAAACCATGTAGAGCCAGTAGAATGAGGATCTTCAGGGATAACTATTTGTAATTTACTACCATTGTAGCTAGTTCCAAGAAATTCAATATGTACTCCATCTCCAGAAGTTGGAACATCAATTAGTTGATACGTAAAACTCCAATTTTTCACCCAGTCGGTTTGAAAATCACCAAGGGAAATATTAACCGCCCCTGGGCTTGGGATGCTATGATTAAACTCTGCCCAAACTACCACCTCTTCATGAGGCTTATAATCTCCCTGCATACATTCAAAGCCTACCCCAGCGGATTGATTTGCTCCAGAGCCTACATAGGATGAATGTACAGCTGAAACACTACCAGATGGAAGTAGGACACCCTTTTTAAAAATGCCTTCTAGGTTTTCTATGTTCCAAAGACCATTCTCATCTCCCACATCGGAAGCCTCTACAGCATTTACAAGGCCTCCCTCAAAAGTGGTAATATGTTTAGCTGTTTTAGACAAGAGTCTTTTTCACCTTATTCCAAAGTTTATCATCTAACTTATTCTTAGAGCTTTGAACTAAATAATCTCCCAGGGTAATAATAATAATCTTCATTATTTTTTCAGTAAGAAATGTCTTCGTAAGAAATGCAATTAACTTTGCCATAATAGTCTCCTATATTTCAAATACTATAAATTCTAAGTCACATGCTGCTGTATCAGCTTTTGCATATAAATCAGCAGCAACAGGAAATAATGCAAACTGCCCTGGGAAAAGCTTAACCACCCATTGATTAGATAATCCTACTTGAATATAATTTGTATCATCTAAGTTTTTAAGCATAATGTACCCAGGGGTTCCAATTTCTGCTTCAGTCATTTCTATCGCTGAATTACTGCTGGAAGAGATCTCCTGCACAAAATGTTTCACTGTATCACTTGCCAACTCAACATTTAAAGATTGTCTATTATTCAATTTTACTCCACTATCCATAACTGCATCTATAGTGGCAGTTATCTTTAATATATTTGCCATATCGTCTCCTAATTAGTCCATGATTTTATTTTTTTATCTGTAAATTCAACCGTTACCCATCCAGTCCTAACTATGGGAAAAAATGAATACCTTGCATAATCTGCATACTGTAGAAAGCTTCCTCCTCTGCAATACCATCTTCTATGTATTCTTTCCTCACTATTTTCAACCTTCAAACTGTCTACTGGCTTTGCATATAACTGATGATTATGCCCTAAAAAGAAAATATCACCATCGCTATATACTGCAGCCATCTTATCCAACTCTAAATCACCATTTTTTGCTCCCGATTTCCCATGCCCAGAAACAAAATACCAAGTTTGATTCCCTACTTTAATTCGGGTATATCCAGGCAGTCTGTAATATGGCACCCTAAGAATATCTGCCATTACCTTAGATACGTCAAACCCTAAAAGATTGATAGAGCGAGTCATATCGTGGTTGCCGCCTCGTATGAAGATAAGCTTATCAGCGATCTTTTCAATACGCTTGATGAACGTGATATGCTGTTGGTCAGGCTCCATAGCTTGACCTCTTTGCGATATCTTATAATTAGGTGGTATAAGCTCGATATTATCACCGTTCATAAACCACCTTGCCTTTGGATCGCTATCTACTTCTTCAACAAATTCTTCAAACTTTTCCCAGTGGTGCTCGATAGCGCCATGATGAATATCAGTAGCGCAATGAAGTTTAAAAGATTTATCAGTTTTATATTCTAAAATATCCCCAGGTTCTATATCTTCTAAAAATATTCCAGAGCCCTCTTCAATATCACTGTTTATTGGAACTGAAAACCATTTGTTACAACTTTTACAACTAAACTCCTGGACCCTACTCTTTTTTCTCTCTCTTGTCCCTTCCTTTATGACGCATGATGAAGTACATTTAGGACAAATCATTAATCACTTCCCTTTAGCCATTTGATCGCCCTATGAATCATTCCAACTATAGTCATAATCCCTATGATCGTGCCAAATAAGGCTGAAAGGAATTGAAAGAGGGGAGTAGTGGATATAACGCTCCCTATCCACCCCCCAAAGCTTCCTCCTGCCCCTAACAATGGCTTATGAGCTAAGGTGTCCAATAACCCATTCATGCTATACCTCCGTTTGTATCTATAAAATGCTTTTCTGTCCCTTTTCCTTTTACCGTGTTATAGAACGCCTTCCAGTATCGCGCTTGACCTGCCAAGTCTCCAGCTCTGGGAAGCTTCTTGGGAACTCTGCGATAATGCAGTCTACAGAAAGCTACCTGTAGTCCGATATTAGATAAAATACAGTAATTCATATTGCTCTCGTCAAATCCAAGTCTGTATAAAGCATCTCTATATTGAGGTCTATATAAAGCATAATTCTCCCATATATCCCTAGCGGTTGCAGGCTCACATTGAAAGAATCCAACGGCTGGCCCTCCACCTTTTTGCTTTAAACATCTATAGCCAGTCTCTGCCATGCCAGTTGTATAAATCATATCTCTAGCAGACTCTGAATCCAGCTGTATGAGCCCCAGAGTCTGCTTGATAATACCTTTTACATCCTTTTTCACCTATGTCTTTCTTACGAAGACATTTGCATTACCTTTAGCAGGTTTAGCAGATTTACCTTTAGCTTGTTTAGCAGATTTAGCAGTTCTAGCCACCCTACTACCCTGAGAAGTCCCTTTTGAATGGCCTGTGTTAATGGCACCACTTGATTGAATATTGGGACCAACGGCTCCAGTAAAGTCCATAGTACCTTCGGTTGTACTTTTAGCCTCTGCCACCAAATCCGAAGGGCCAGTCCATCGTACATTTTGATATTTTTTTCCTGTTTTTGTCATTTGTTCTCCTTTATCCTTTAAAGCAGAGTACATCATGTCCATTGGCGTTAACGGATTTAAAATCACCGTTAATCACTGTACCAACAAGATCTGATACCCAGCTTGATGTTATTGTTAGATCATCTCCAACATTTGATATTAATTCTATATCTCCTGATCCAGCAGATTCTTGTAAAATCATAATACTGACCCACCTTTTAGTATTTGAAGCTGAAGCTTCATGAGTAGTACTATCAGTAAAAAATTCAAACCCACCCTGGCCTAATGCCAAATTGGCGGCTTCATCTGGGTCATAATTAATAAAGCTCATAATTTGCTCCTATCCTATATATCCAAGTATTTTGTTTGAAGATGCTTCGATCTCTATCCACGCACCAGGTATTATCACTCCTATCAGATCAGGTATCCATGAACCTAAAATCGTAAGCTCTTTATTATAAGTATCCTTTAAGACTATGTCGCTTGGAGTACTATTATTATTTAAAATCTGTATTGAGTTAAACACATTAAGATCTGGGTGATAAATATCAGCATTGTTTTTATTGTCATAAAGCCATCGACCACTATCATCATCTATATAAACAGTTGATGATGTTACAACTATTTGTCCGATAACCGTAAATATGGTATGAACACCATTATAATTTTCCGAATTAGATACAATAAATTTGTCTCCAGTAATAAATATATCTTGAACATTTTTATTAAATGTAAAGGCTGCATTACCATTAGCATTAACTACACTGCTAAAATCGCCTACGGGAACAGCCTCTGCCTTATGAGTACTGCTATCCCCTATATATTTAAAGCCCGCCTGTCCCAATAAATGATTGGCTCCTTCTATTGAATTGTATCTTGTTAAAGTATTCATCTAACCCCCCAAGAGCCTACCATAGTCTGACTAAGACCATGCGTTTTATTAGTTTCATGCGTATCAATCATTTTCTGGAATTGATGCATAAAGAACTCTCTCGCCTCAATCTCCATAGAATCTTCAGCCATTCTTCCTTTCAAATAATACACTAAAGCTTTAGCTAAATAGTCTGGAACATCTACTGTAGCAGACTCATCTATAGGCCCATCAGTAGAAGTATCCCATTCCAAGCTGGTAGCTGGATTTACAAATGATGCTCTTTTTGTATATTCAAACCTTAATCCATTATCTTCATCTTTTGTAGGAGTAACCCAATATCCATAGATATCTTTCTCCAATAACTCAATCTTCCTACCTTTAATTTTATATACCATTATTTCTCCACTGCTGGACCATGAGTAAGGCGAGGAATGTTTTGCCAGTGTCCATCATCATTTAAAATTAATATCTTTCTCAGTTGCTGTAAATCATCAGGCATATCGTAGTCACGAACGCCTTTTACAATATTTACAGTTTCGCTAGTAATATTATCATCTATAGTCTGAGCTATCTCGTCAAGACCATCTTTTATATAAGCTATGGCAAGTCCTGTCTTATTTATTCCCGACCGTTCCATTATTTCTTTTATAGTCATTAGGCTGCCTCCCTTGCTTTAGGGGCTACGGGGGCCCCGCCAAACCCTTTTTCATATTCTGATGAAAGTCTAGAGTATTGATCTTGCATCCAAATATAACTTGTTTGTCTACTGGCCTGGATATGCTGGTACCGAGCAATATTTTGAGCATATTCAGCAACCTCTTTGTTAACTGCCTGCTCATAAGACTGCACCTCTCCAACATACCTATCCATTTTTGCATTATATTTCTGTATTTCTCCTTGAAGTTCTTGAGCTTTATTCTGAATTGAGACATTAGTTGAAACATCCATTTTCTTTATCAACCCCTCAGAGTTTGCATTCGTATCAGCTATTGCTGTCTGTAGCTTTGCTTGATATTCTGCATTCTCTGCATTAAATATATTTAAAGCTTCCTGAGCAGCATTTTTATTCTCTGTAAGCAAGTTAGCCTGTTGAGTCTTCCACATATCAAGTTCACCAGCTAAATCTGCATTATAAGCATCAATCTTTGATTGAATTTCTCTTGAATATTTATTTACAGAAGAGTCGTAGAAACTTAGATCAATCGTATACTGATCTAAGTCTTTTTTATACTTATTTAATTTATTGGCGGTTTCGACTGACTCTGTTTTTGATAAATTTTTTGAAAGAGCCTCTAATTCATTACTAACTCCTTTTGTAATTGCTTCAACCTGAGTATCATATATAGCTTTCTCTGCATTGAACTTATTTAATGCATTTGTAATATCTGAATTATACTTAGCTATATTCTGAGTAGCTACATTTGTCCACATTGAAGTTTCAAGTGACAAGGTATGCTGATATGCAGTAAATACATCCTGTACTTGCTGATTGTAATGAGCTATTTGAGCATTCCAGTCTGCAAGCTCCATATTCCATTGCTTTTCATTATTGTAATCAAATAATTTCACCTTCTCCTCTACTGCCTTATTATATACATCCATTTCATGTGTAAACTCTTGCTGCTTAGCTGCTACTTGTTGAGCCAGCTTGGTAAGATGGGCTGCTCCTTCTTCAAAGTCTTCATTAGCTAAAGCACTATCAAAATCAGTCCAGTCAAATTCAAAATCACCACCTATAGTCCATGCAGTAGGGACTGTAATTCCAGAAAATGCCAATGAAGAAGAGGGTACATTTAATACAGAAGTTATATCAGGCATAGTTATATGGCTAAAGTCTGGAGTATCATAGAAAGTCCAGGCTGGTATCAATGAATCGCTAGAAGGTTTTGTATAAACAGGCGAAGTCAAACCTGTCACCAAAGTGCTTAAATCTGGTTCTACCATATCTTCTACCGCAATATTAGTCCAATTTAAAGTTTTTCCTGGAGAAGGCATGTCGAGACTTAATCCTATAAAATCTGGAGCGCCAAGAATAAAATTGCTAAATTGAGAAAAGCTCTCTATGTTGGCAGATAGCCCAATAGGGGTATTGTTAGTATTATAAGTAGGAGGGCTCGCATTAACAAATGTTATAAGTGTAGCGATAGCATCTTCCAATGATGCATCATTATAACTATAATTGGGAGCCGCAGGAGCAGTAGGAGGACTTTCATAGATAGTTAAATTTGCAATATCAGTCGGCATAGCAGTCAGAGCCATCAAAGACTGCAAAGTCTGCATAGCAGCATATATAGTAATAAGATTTAATTTATCCTTTGCAAAGCCGACAACACTTGATGGAGATGTATTGTAACCTATATTTGGATAAGCCACATATCTAACATTTAAAAAGTTTTGGTTAGACTGAGAAGGAGCTGGGCTTGATTCTATATTTAATCCATCGAAATATAAACCTGGATAATATTTACTTCTATAGTAAAGACTATCAGAATCCTTGGATTGCAAGTATTCATTAAGACTTATATTTTGACAGCTTCTTTCACTATCTGTAGCTCCGTAAGAGGAATCAATTACTATACCACTGGGAACTGAAAAGTCTGATTTTTCCACTGTGCCTGTAGGAACTACTGCATTAAAAACTGCAGTATCTGAAGAATTAAATGTAAAATCATCCACCATAATACCCTCAAGCTCAAAGTCTCCTGTGTTCTTCTCAGTAACCTTGGCTTTAATGCCAATAAGATCGGGAGCAGTGCTGCCAGTTATTTCTACGAAATCACCGTCAAGAAGGGTGTTGGCAGATACAAACTTTATAGGATTTCCTGCAACTTTTATCATACCGACTACATTGGCAGTTAGTGGAATCCTATCTGCAATAATTCCAGAAGTGGCGTACTGATGTAAAGACATAGGATCAGTTATCTTTACTCTACGAATGATATCCTTGGCTCCGTCTTGAATCCAGGAAGTTAGATCACTTTCACTTGGAGTGGAGGTTGCACCAAAGGTATGATTAGTTAAAGCAGTAACTTCTGTAGAAAAATTCATGTATGCTCCTGATTAGGCTTCAAGGCCCTCATTCAGCAACCACGAAGGAGTTAAATGAGAGCCCTTCCACCAGTTTTCCGCTATTATGACCAGACTATCTGCTCACTAATAACAACATCACTACCAGGAATCATTGCGCAGAAGTATGTATCTCCTGCAGCAGTGAGTGTTACATTGATTCCACCCATACCACTAGCATCAGTTATGCCAAATCCGCACCGATTTGAGAGAGACTCACATACAATTCCGTTCGCACCAAGTAATACAGCAGCTGCGGAATCTAGAGTCAAGCCATCGTCAGTGCTTGAAAGCCACCACACATAATATGTGCTTTTTGTAGCATTAGCACCACTTGCATCCTTAACCTGAATTGCAACTTCAGAAGCTACACTAGTACCAGGGGCAAGATCGCTTGGGGTTAATGTTAATGAATATGCATCAGCGTCTAGAGAATCCAACTCTGCCAAGGAAACACCAGTAGCTGATAATTCAGCTAACTTTTGAGCCTTTGCATCATTGATTTCTGCATTAGGATTATTCGCTACCCAGTATTTACTCATAGCAAACCCTCCTTATAGCCAGATGGCGTGAGTTTCAGGCAAGCTGAACTCAAAGCCAGCATCTGTTTGAATGAGATCAACCCGATAGTCTTCACCAGAGTTTTCAATCGTTTTTACACCTACATGAACTGTAGTGTCACGATTTTTTCCGTTTCCAACCAAGGGGCGGAATCTTGCACCATTAAGGTTTATTGCCAAAATCTTGATATTAGTACCATCAAGATGCACATCTCTCATCAGATTAAGATCACCGTAAACAGTGGAAATCTTACTGAAAGGTATGCCTTTAGCAATGCCACGACCAACCAACTGAAATTCAAAGTTAGTTGAAATTTCTGAATTATTCTTCAAAAATCCACTTTGCTTTTGCATCCAATTCCATACTTCACTATTGCAGAAATAAGCAATATTTCCACCAAGATCAGTACGAGGGTCTTTGTAGATTGACATATCATTCATAAAGTCATCAACTGTATAGTTATTAGACCAAGTAAATGAATTACCATTATTAAGAATGTAGTCAACCGCTCCCTGAGTAAAGGTTACACCCTCAGCATCCTCATCCTGAACACCGAAATATCCAGCTTGAGCAACATCCCATGCATGCTCTCTAAGCTTTCCACCCCAAACACGCTTCCATTCAGAAGGTTCGTATTTGAGAACAGTAGCTTGAGCACGATTTGACATCATCATGGTAGTCTTGAATATCTGAGTAAACCCATATTCAGTTGACCAGGGTTGGTCTTTCCAACCTGCCCCATATCCAGAAAGTTCATGATAAGCACTTCCAACAGGATAGCACCGATAAGGTTCTAAATCAGTTGGAGATTTATCATAAGATTCTGCAAGGAAGGTTGAATTAGTTAATGCCGTAGAAAGCACAAATGAAGAGGTTTCCTTAACAACGCTACCACCAACATATACATGAGTATCATTAGTAGCAAAAACAGGATCAAACTCAACCTTGACAAGCAAGTAATCATTAGTTTCAGGATTTGTACCCACTGCAGCTTTCGTATTAACCTTTACAACTTGGTCTTTTAAGAAATACCGAGGAGCACTATCGTTTGCACCTAATGCAACCTTACCATTTACCTGTTTATATACATTGCGTTTATTGCCCTGATATAAGGAATCACCCTCAATTTTCAAAACAATAAAGTCACCCTTATCTACATCAGTACTAGTTAATTCACCATTAGTCAAATCACTTGAAAAGCTACCAACTGCTGTAGCATAGGCTGCTTGATCAGCAGGCCGCGCCATAGCGTCTGCGTCTACTACATAACCATATCTATGCTGAGGTCCGCAGGCTCTCTTTGTTGTGAATTTGAACTTAGGATCATCTGTAGGCACTTTCCCACCTTTTATTCGATTGAGAAGGTGGAGGAAAGGATCTCTCTTTGCAGACAATGTGGTATAAGCATTACCAAAGTTGTACTTTCTACGAAGATCACCAGTAGAAAGACTACTATTATCATCAGGCACATTGAGATCCGTATTTGGATGATCAACAGTCCAAGGCTGATCACCGAATGGCTGTGTTATGCCATCGAAATCATCAATTCCATTAGCCATTTGTCTATCTCCTAATTATGTCCGAGACAAACAAGGATAGGTATTATGGCCTTAGATAGATTAAATTTAACTGCGTAGCTAAAAGTCTTCTCTAGGCTTTTACTATCTCAGAAGCCCTTGGAGTTACAGCTCTAGGGGCTTCTTCTGTTTACCCGAACAGGTTATCGTTTTCTAAATCACTACCAAAGAGTCTGGCAAAGGTCATATCATCATCTGATACAGCCCCTCCCTGACTATTGGCTCCAGAAGCAGATGTTGGCAGGTTCTGAGTATTTCGCATTTGATTCAGCATATCTGTCTTAGTAGCCTTAGCTATATTAGCATCACGCTGATTCATATTCTTCGCTATATAATAATGGTCTAAAGTGATGGGAGTATTATTGGCAAATTCCAATAATTCAGCCATCTCATCATCATTTAAGCCTTTAGTCTTCTGAAAATCAGTAGCTTCTTTATACCGTCTAGCTCTTTCATTAGCTATATGGGCAGCTTGTTTTTCTCTTTGAAGAATGTTGCCTACACGATTTTGCACCATTTTATCTACCGAAGCCTCATATACTTTTGCAGAATCAGAATTAGGATCTGTCATAGCCTCATGCCCATCATAGACAAAGTCTTCTGACAAATTTAACTCTTCCTGCACAGTTTTAGGCGGTTTTCCACCTCCAACCAAGTATTCGCGAACATGTTGAACAAGTCCACTATCTTGCTTCATTGCATTGAGGACAGGCAAAAAGGGTTCCAACTCCTTGAGTGTAGTAGCGTTTTCTACGCTTGCTCTACTGGAATCTCGATATCTTTTATCGAGTTCTTCTACCTTCTTCTTATAGGGATTATCCTCACTATCCCACATACTCGTTGCATTGGAGCCAACCTGGTTTGATTGACGAGTTGCCTGTACGGAGTCGCCTTTATTAGGTTGGGTTACCTTTTGAGTAAATAAATCTGAATCATCTCCAGATGTTTTTTCGTCTAACGCATCATAAAATTCCTCACTGGAGTTGAAGACTTCAGCGTCATTCAAGTTACCAGTGTTTTCTGTGTTTGGCATATAGCCTCCTTATTTTGCAGTTATACTAAGTTTTTTAGACATGAGAGCCATTAATGCAAGTCTTTTATACATTTTCTTTAGATTTATTTTTAGCCTGCCTTCCTGCCTCTTTTAGCTCAGACTGAAGGTTTCTTACTGCTTCAGTGGCTTGGGCTTGGGCATTCCTGGCTACATCTTTAGCTTCCATATCCATAAGCTTGTTCCTAGTTGCTGCTGTTTCTTGTTGTGCTTGATTTATACGCAGAGCATCCTTCTTTTCTGAGTCTCTGAGTAATTTTTGTTGTGCCTGAGTTTCTATCGTAGATTTCTTGACGGTTGTTATTTTATCATGCTTTGCCTTCTCAACTTCCATTTCAGCTTGCATAACTTTGCCTTTAATACCAGCTGTCACCAGCTGTCTTTCAAGAGTTTCGATTGTACCATTAAGGTCTTTGACCTCTTCAGATAAGTTTTGTATCTCTCCTTGCTGCTTTGCATATAAACTTTTCCTTTGAGCAATTTTATCTTTATTTCTAATATCCGTTTCTGCAAGCACCGCTATATCATCAACCACATTAAGTTGAAGGAGTTGTTTTAATTCTTCTAAATATGCCCATCTATTTATTGGCATAGTGGAGCCTGATACTATTCTAGTATCAATCTTACAAGAGGAATAATCTCTCCATTTTCCAATTGCTTCGCCTAAATCATTATAGATAGGAACATTAATTTGTGTCTCTTTACCTTCCTGTAATGCAGATGGTTGTACGATTCTAAATACTTTATGTGCAGTGTACAATGCCTGAGAGTACTGTTTTACAATTTCTCCAAGCTGTCTTAATGCAGGCTCAATACAGTGATTCATCCACTGCTTCACTCTCCTGGTGCCATATTCATCCATAGCTAGCATACCACGATAGGTTTCATGTTGGGTAGATGTATCTCCCTGCATGGCTCCATATATCCCTGCCAGGTATTCCATGTCTTGCTTACTTTCCTGCACAATACCAAAGAAAGCATTGGAAAGAGGCATGGGCTGTATTGGTGTTGGATTTTCAAATCCAGGCTTCTTAGGAAGCAATGCACCAGGAGCAGAAGAGTAATCCTCCCAGTAGCTAGTGTTTATAGAACCCTCCTCATATAGCCACCTTAGGCTGCTTCCCAGGGAAGCGTTATGCACAAGAAGTTGGTGTGATTTATTTATCTCCTGCTGCTTACCTATAAGAGGTGATACAGCCGAGATTGGGTATGGAGTACCAGTCCATTTAAAATGAAACGGAACTATTGGATATTCAGTTATATTATTTCCTAAGATATTTTCAGAAAGGAGCTGATCTCCTGTTGACACAGTCTGCTTAATTCTATCAGAAAAGAAAGTAATATGATCTGTTACCATAGAAGCAAACTGCTTATTTTTCATTAAAGTTTTATACTCTTTACTGGTAATAATTTGATTTTCAATTACGCTACTCATCTGCTTCAAAGAGCTTTGCATTTCTTGCTGTTTTTGCTGCATTTCTGCTTCAATAGCTTCTTGAGCCTTCTTCATTTCCAGCTGGTATCTTTCTTCCAACATTTCTCCAGCTTGAACTTCTTTTTGCATTTGATTGGATTTTTCCTGAAGCTCTACCATCATCTCAGCTTGCATATCAGCTAACTGTTGCGCAGCTTTTTCCTGAGCTTGCTTCATAGCTTCTGGATCCTGGGGTACTCTGTAGAAGACATTGCAGTATTTAACTTTTACCTTCTCCCATACCTCAAAGAACTCCATTAAGGGATCCTGTTCTCCCTCTGTAGTTACTGCATCGACTATATCTTGGTATGCAAAGTCTTTTTGCTCGCCATCTATAGCTCTTTCTGAATAGTCAAATTCAGTCCCAGTATATTCCCCAGCTTTATTTATAGCTCTTTTTTTATCTGGATATAATTTATGCAAATGAGATTTAGGTAGAATTTTTCTTATCATAATAAATGATGCATCTCGAAATAGCATATCACGAGATTTAGGATCTACAAATAAATCAAAAGGCTCTGGTTGCTCTAATACAAGCTCTCCCATTCCATTATCCATATTCTTATCTATATTTACCATCATATAGCCAATGCTTTTTGTAACAGCATCATTAATGCAATTAGCGTAAAGCGATGATCCATCTGAAAGATTCCATATATAGTCAGCCATATCTGAAAAGACAGTAGCTACATCTGCATCTGAACCTTCTGCGCCTACCGCCATCCATCTAGGCTGATTAGCAGTTGCATAATAATTGAGCATTTCCACTACAGGAGCTATGCGATTGATAGTAAAGGTAGGCATTCCCTGTACCTTAAGAGACCTTTTTTCTGTTTCTGTCAGCTGATTATCATTTGAAAAATCAAATCCTTTCTGATTAACCTTCTGCCATTGAACTCTTTGGGGTCCATTAGCCCTTGCAAATAAATGCCTAATCTGCTCTGCCTTTGTCTTCTTTGCCAGTCTTGCCATTACATTCCTCTTTTGGTAAGTGTATGTGATCTATCTCACAATATTCAGGACAAGCGTAACCACTCATAGGGCAGTCGTCTAAACGATCTCCCCATTTCAAAAGTAGGATTATAGATAATCCAAGCAGTATGTTTAATACTTGTCCAATTCATTTCTTCGTACTATGCCGTAATCCAATCCTTAGCCCTTGGCTTACTCACAATATATCTACCCTTCTTGTCCTGCTCATAGCCTTCGGAAGGATATGCAAACTTACAGGCGTATGCTAAGGCGTCTATGGTATCATCATGGGCCATCCTGGGCCCGAATGTTATAATCTCTCTTTGTAGGTCATAATGAGTTTTCTTTAAATGCACTTGGCCTACTGCAAACCTTTGAGCTAATATTTCTTGAATTCTGTCTCTCTTGCTCATCCTGGTTCCTGGTTTCTCCTCTTTCCATTTTACACTAAAGTCATTCTTCCGTATCATTTCTGCTTTGATTGCCTGAAAAACAGGCTTTGACATAGTAGTATCTTCAATTGTGAATAGAGCTGGTCTATAGATTCTATTATGGCTGAAGATGTAATCAACAATGCCTTTTTTATCGGAACCTGGTATACCCAGTACAGGTATAGAACGCTTGCGAATGTAATCCAGAACATAAATATTGTTATCCATATCGCAAGCGACAAAAAGTATAACACTATAGTCAACATCCCTTCGAGTAGAGTCAGTAGCAGGGTCAACGCCTGCGAAGACATTAACTGGTTTAACATCTCCATCTACAACTACGCTTGATATTCCTGTTTCTTCATCATGTATAAACTCACCATCCCAATATTTAATATGTTCTCTAGTAAAGATAGAGTCCTCTTCAGATTGAACCTCCATCATATATTCTTGGTAAAACTTTTGCGGAGTTCCGCTATCAGAATAGAACTTTTTCTTTCTCTTCATCTCCTCTTCCCCAAACCAATCAGGCCAAAGAGGAGTGCCATTTTGCATTATTGCTTTATAGGTAATCACCCTCCAGCTAAAATCTTCTCTTTCTTTCTTTGATTGCTCATATCCCACCAGTATCTTCTGGATAAAGCTATCAAAATGAACTGGTGTGCCATTAATTCTCAAGCGACCAGTCTTGGGCTCAAGAGCAGGGAAGACAACTGCCGTTACAAGGTTTGATATTTTAGCTCTAGATTCTGCTGTAATCGTATTATTCTCATCCTCAAAATCATCCAGAACAATCAAGTCATACCGTTTATGCAACTTGGCTCCGCCTCTAATACCTGACAAGTTGGACTTTGAAATAAGCTTACAACCATTTTTAAGCTCAATATCATCTTCAGTCCACTTACGACCTTTTAGATCTCCGAAATAATATCTAATCTTGTCATTATATTCTAAGTGATACTTAATATAGTCAAGATTAGGCACCGAAATCTTAGAGCTTGCAGCCACCCAGCCATAAAACAAAGGATCTTTCGTGAAACAGAAGTCATGCAAGATCGAGCATTTGGTAAGAACAGTTTTACCATGACCCCTGGGAAGTATTACAGCTAGCTGTCTACACTCCAGGTCATTTACTGCATCAGCAACTTCATAATGGAAGAAAGGAGTTTCGGACCGCATAAAATCATCTGGGAGGAATAATTTCCCAAAAGCAATCAGATCATTTTGAGCTAAACGAAGTACTTTTTCTTCATCTGATACATTATGGAGATTTATATTCGCCATAATGGTAAGCTTTTAGGTTATGCTAACAGTTTATGCAAATAAAAAATAATTACTGTCACATTACTGCCACTTTTTGTTCCGAAAAGTGCTATATTTGGTGGATATAAAAGACTTCAAGATTTAAAGTTGTATTAGCGTTGCAGTAATGGTGAATTCATTAGTATCAGGGATATACGCCGTGTGGCGGACCGATACTAAATTTGCGCTTACATAGGCATAAGGAATCATAACCGAATCACCCTTTTCTCTTAGATAGGCATGAATCAGAGTAAGGTTTGGATGCACAGTAGCGACATCTAATGTTCCCGCACCAATCTGTTCATCTACCTGGACAAAGACCATACCTAAGAAATAATCAGGTTCATACCCTGTATATGTATATCCAGCCTTAAAGCAATCGCCATCATAAAGAGTTTTAAAAGAAGGTGTATCTACTACCCCTTTATATTGGATAGACTTGTCTGGATCATATTGCCTTATACTAATTCCATTTAAGCTTGGCAGGTTCTCGTCTGCTGCTTCTTGTTCATAAGCCACACCCCCTACATTAGTGCTAGTATCAACTCTTGCCTGATAGGCATACACTTCTGTTATTTTATTCGCCATTATATTCTCCTAATTAAAACTAACTCTATCTAAATAGATATAAAGAGTTTTAAGTTATAAGTTTTTACATCATAATTGCTGTGACTATTGCTTCATCTTGCCCTTGGACATAATTAGGAGATGTCAGAAATAGTTCACCAGGTATGGTAATTATAGGCATAGCTACACTCTGACCTAAAGTCAAGGGTCCAAATCCAATTGTTTGGGGTGTACCGCCAGCCATTCTTTCCCAATATAGAGTTACTGCTGGAAAGCTTCCTTTGCCGTCTACATACTTTACACATAGTGCTTTTGTCATGGCTGGCTCTTGGGGCCCCTCATCTTCAATAAGGGGCGCAACAAAACAGGCAGCAGAAGCTATACTAACACCAGAAGTGGCATTAACAATGCCAGTATATTTTTTAAAAAGGGTGCTTGAAAAGAATTTGGTTACGCTCCCTTTTTGAACGCCTATATTAGATACAATTTCTTTATTGAGATATGTAGCCCCTCCTACAACCTCACTAGTCTCTACAGTAGGTATAAAGTTATTAACTATCTTTATGTCCATCACCATCTCCTAATTGAGGTCTTTCAACTTGCTCTAATGCATTGCCATCAAAACCCTTGAATATAGCTCCCTGGATTTGAGTAACCTTAGTCTGATTTTTATCTTCCAGATCCATTATATCACCTAGCTTGAAAAGAGCCTTTAATCTCACGTCAGCCTTAGTAGCTGTATCCGCTTCATCCTTTATGCCCTTTAACACATACTTCTCATCAATACCTAGTTCGTCACATACAGGCTTAAGCTCATCTTTCATGGTTTTTCTAATCCTCTCTGTTTTTAATAGTTTTAAAGATTGCTCTTTTGCATAAGATATATTGTTAGTCTTAAATGCTTTTAAGTATGACTGCTCTGGACCAAGTCCTGCAGCCATAAATTGGCAAAAAAGGATTTCATGCTTAGTTGCATTCTTTCTCTCTAATATGACTCTCTCTGTGTCCTTCCCTGAGAAAGTCCAAATATTCTCTCTTTTAGATGTATCCATCTTCACATTCTTGGTACACATAAATGTGCCAGTACAAGTCCCTACATACTCTCTATATTTAAGCTTACGCTTAGACTCAGTCTTGAGCTTCCCTTTTCTTAGTATTTGAATTATACATCCATCATCGGCCTCTACCCAATCCCCTATCTGAGCAGTTTTCCAATTATTAGAAATATATGGCCCTGGTATCTCAGAATGAGATACATAGAACTCTTCCCTATTGTCATAGACCTTATGGAAGGTTCCAGAAGCTTTGTAAGTTCTCATACTGATACTCCTCCACTACTTTGAAGTAGATAATACATCACTTGAGATATCCATTCTACATACTCTAAAAGAGTGTAGAGTGCATAGCAAAGATAACCTTTGATTGCAATATCAATACCTGTAAACAAGTATTTCCACTTACTCTTTTTATATTTTGGATAAGGTGTCTTAATCATCATTTCTCGTACGCGTGTATATATATATTATATATATATCTAGATATATATCTATATATCCTATCTATAGACATAATCTATAAATAGACTCCCGTAAGGGAGTCGTTATATCTATAGATATATCTATACTGAATATAACTATCAAACATATCTATAGAAGATAGTCTCTCTCTATCTATAGACATATACTCAAGCTTCTCCAATATCATAAGATTCAGCTATTCTATTTAGAGTTTCTTCATCAAAATAATTAGCTAAATCAATATCCCCAAGCATTGCACATACCTTGATCTCATCTACCCATTCCTGTATATGTTCTACGGTCTCAGTCTCGGTATCGAACGCAATCTGTAAATTGTAGATTTTCTTCATGGACTAACTTTATGCGTTATGCAATCGCAAAATGCAAGAACTTTAGGGAAAGGTTTCAAAATTACGGCATTTTGTTATATGTCCTATATTCAACAGGTACCCCCTTGCGAAGAGGTTTTTACATAGTGGAAACCGTTAACTTTCAATCCAATTAATTTATATAGGAGTAATTATTATGACTTTGATACATTTATATAAGGGTATCTCTCAGAAGGGTAATCCCATGTTATCATCCATTAAGCGTGTAGAGACTGCCGTAGGCTATGTCATACAGGGTAGTAGCGATGACCCTATCTTTATGATGATAACCAAGGTGAAGGCTTCTGCAGTTCCCAACGAGCTTCTCTATGACCCTGCAGATAACACTCTCTATACCTTAGACGGTGTGGAATGGACACCAGATTCTGCTGATATCGTAGAGACTGCTACTGATACTGTACCAGCAGAGGATACTGCTCAGAATTCAGAGTCTGCACCTGATTCAATATAGTAGAATTACATTAGAGAGGGAGGTCTATCGACCTCTCTCTCTAATGGTTGGTTGAGCAGATGTGTTGTGATTCACTCCGTTCATCTATTTGTCATAGCATTAAAAACTGTAACTCCCACATAAACTAACACTCATTATTTAAAGTATAACTTTAACCTCTTGGTACCCAGCTGTTCCCTCTACAAGACTTTATCCATTTACTTTACCTAACTCTACCTAACTTATAAAAGGAGCTTGAATCATGCGAAAATTCATAGAAAGACATGAAGATGATATTTTAGTAATCTCAATGTTTATACTGATAGTGCTGCTATGGCTAAGTCCATTGTGGGCATATCTTGTCTGGGGGATATAATTATGTACCTAGGTCAAAAAATACAAGATTTAACATTATTTATTGTACTCAATCCTTTAGAATGGACTGTATATCTTATAATTACTTGCATTTTTATAGGTATGTACCTTGAAAATATATTCCATCTATTTGGATGGGGCTTAAAGTGCAGGGAATGTCACGATTACTGGTTTCATAGCGATTATGATATTATCTGTAATGAATGTAAACATGGCTTATCGAAGTAACTAAAGAGCTTCTGGAATATTTTAGGGTACTATGATACTAAACCCTGATAAGCTTAATTGAGAGAGTAAAGGAAGGGTCAAGCTCTTTAAAATGATTCATCAGACACAGGGTCGCTTACCTGTTATCATGAGATGCAACCTATATGGCTGAAAGAAGCCTGCGCGAGCATTGAGATATTGACGGCTCTCTCTAAAAATTGATCAGCTACTTTTGCATAGGAGTTTCGGTCTCATTGCTACCATGGGTGCAGTGGAAGACGTATACTCAATACGGCAAGTACTGTCTGGTGAGAGTCAGACCTGATCAAATATTTTGTGTCGACCATAGGCACACTATAGGTTAAATCACCTAGGATAGGCTCCAAAAGTCGTTCTTCGGAAGGCGTATAGCTAGTCACTTATTATACGATAATACTCTGACCACTTGAGAAACGTTGATAGTGGTAATATTTTAACTAACATAAACATGAAAGGGTAAACAATGAGATCATCCAAAGAAAGAAAGATGGAGCGTAAAGCAAAACATAAAGCTCTAGCTGTTGCAAAAACAATTAAGTCTCGTCAAAGAAGGTTAGATAATAAAGCCAAGCGTGATGAGATACTTGCTATTAACCCTGATGCTAAGATAACTATTGTTGATGGTATAACATATATGAATGGTGCCAAGGTTAAAGTTATAAATGGTCAAATTAAATCACATCTTAATACTACACCTCTTGTTAATGAAACTGTTGAAGTATTTAATCCTGAAATTGGAGAGGTTGAAGCAGTTGAGGTAAATGATATTAATAAATTCCAGAAATTAGTTAATAAATGGAGATAATAAATGAATAATCTTA